ATGGTGTTGCCGCTGTTGGTATTAACATACCTAGGATATTTAATCTTGTTATGTTAGAACCAGGAAAGAGTTTTGTTCGTGTTATACAAAGTATCGGAAGAGGTATTCGTAAAGCAGAGGACAAAGATTATGTACAAGTGGTTGACATTACGAGCAATTTAAAGTATAGTAAAAGACACCTTACGAAAAGAAAGCAGTTCTATAAAGAACAGAACTTTAGACATAAGGTAACAAAGGTAGAATATAAATGAAAATATTAACATTAGAAAATAATAGTTACGACATAGATAGTGTACCAGATGAGATAGATGATATAAGATACTGCATTTTTGATGCAGGTGATCCAGAATATATGGATTACTTCTTTTTACCATTAATCTTTTTGGAAAGTTTTTATGCACCGGCAATATGCTTAGACATAGGCGGATTTAAAATCCAGATGCCTATGGACTGGAGTATACTAACAAGTGATGAAGACTTTGATGGATTGGAAGTTATGCCATTATCTAGTTTAAATAATAGGGGCTTTGTAGCACCAGTTTTAAATCCATTAAAAACTTGGATGCCAAGAGCAGAAGAAATACAGATAACAAATGTCTATCAAGATGTCAAATGGTATTTCCCAAAATTAAAGAACGGGCATTTGCTTGTAGTTCCATTAGAAGATGGACCTCAACCTAAATGTGTTATGTTTGTAAAAGAAGCAAATAAAATTAAAGATATTGATTTTGCTGATATGCTATAGGAGGTTATTATGGCAAAAAGAAAATTTAGAATTGAAGGCGGCAGATATGGCGGTGAACTTGTTTTAGGAGAAGTTAATCCAAATTTTGTAAGATATTATGAAGATCATGAAAGCAGTGAACTTGTAGATGCAGTTTTAGAAACTGATGATATGCACACGGATGATACAGAACAACCTGCAGATGCACTCCTAGATCCAAGTACCCCACCTAGTCCTGCATTACCAGATCAAGACTTCTACATGTGGGAATGTGACGAACTTGAACATATTAACAGTCCTTATGCAGACGGTGGCTTCATGGTATATGAAGTTCCAGCAGATGGCTCAGACGATTGGGACTACGACAAAGAAGTGTTTGATGGAGACGGCATTTTTCTATATGGTAGAGAAGGAGCATATTTTGGCAGAGAAGAACCAACAGAAAACAAAGAAGAATATATTCCAGTATTGTGTTTTCATAGTTCTGAAAAAGGTTCCTTTGGTGTTTGGTTTGTAGAAACAGACGGCGAAGATTTTGATGAGTTTAAATTAGCCTATGGCGTAGTAGAAACAAATTTAGCAGAATTTATAGATGCTGTATACTATGATAAAGAAGAATTAGATGCAGATTACGATTACAATGATACTACCGGTAAAAGTTACGATGCTGATATAGGCTGGTTAAATAAGAAGTGGAGAGATCCAGCAGAATCCTATACTAAAATAGACCAAGAGTATTGGGATGATTACAACGACAACGTTGAATACGAAAAGGAGAATAGATGAAACGTATATTAATATTTGGATTACCAGGATCAGGTAAATCTACACTTGCTGAAAAATTAACAGAAATTTTAGGTAACGCAGATTGGCATAATGCAGACAAAATAAGAGAAACATTCGATGATTGGGATTTTTCACCTGAAGGCAGAGAAAGACAATCATTGCGTATGAGAGATTACGTCCGTAAAAGTGTTGCAAAAGGGAACTATGGTATAGCAGATTTTGTTTGCCCTACAAACGAACTTAGAGAAAAAAATGTTCCTGAGTATGTCGTTTGGATGAATACTATTGAAGAAGGAAGATTTGAAGACACTAATAAAATGTTTGAAAAGCCTACAGTAGATAGTGTTAAAATTAATGCTATTGTAACAGCAGAAGATTGGTGGACTGAAGAAAAGATTGAGGAATGGGCAAGATTAATTGCTGTTGATATTAAAGACCATGAGTTCCAACCTAAACACCCAACCACACAAATGCTAGGAAGATTTCAACCATGGCATGAAGGACATCAGAAGTTATTTGAAAGAGCATTGGCAAAACATGGCCAAGTAGCATTACTTGTCAGAGATATGCCTTTAACAGACGATAACCCTTGGCAAGTGGATAAAATTTGTGAAAACATAGAAATAGCATTGGCCGAATATGCAGGTAAGTTTAGATGTTACCCTGTGCCAAATATCATGAATATTACATATGGCAGAGGTGTTGGTTACAAAATTGAAGAAGAAGTTTTAGATGAGGCAACACAAGAAATTAGTGCAACCAAAATTAGGGAGCAGATGAGAAAGGATGGAGAACTATAGCCATCCTGCTTTTACTAGGTATCCACATTTGAAGGATAAGACACAACCTCAGTATAGCGAATGGAAAAAAATGTTTGCAGTAAGACCACACAAGACTATAGGCGGTAGAACAGTATGGTTACAAAACATTTTTATTAGAACATTAACAATAGAATGGACCCCGCCTACATACCCTGCAGGTGCATATAAAAGAACACAATATGCTACATGGGAAGAAATATTAAATATAAAAATGAGGTAATCAATGTATCAATTTACAAGCGAAAGTGTTTCGCAAGGACATCCAGACAAAGTTGCAGATTTAATATCTGATACTGTAGCAACATACTTAATCAATGGAAATATCAATCACAGAGCCGCAGTTGAAACATTAGTTACAACAAATAAAGTTATACTGGCAGGTGAATTTAAAAGCGATCGAGGGCAGAATCCAGATAGAATCGAAAACATTGTAAGAGAAGTTATAAAAGAAATAGGATATGAGCAAGAAGGCTTCCATTGGGAAACAGTAGAAGTGCAAAATCACTTACATGGCCAAAGCGAAGATATTGCATTAGGAACAGATGACTTTGGTGCTGGAGATCAAGGTATAATGTTTGGCTATGCATGTGAAGAAGCAGGCAACAAATTGCCACTGCCATTATTTTATAGTCATGAATTGCTAAAAAAATTACAAATACTAAGAAAAAATGATCCAAACTACACTTGGTTAGAACCTGATAATAAAGCACAATTTACTTTTAATTATGGAAGTGATGGCAAACCAATTGACATTGCAAATGTAGTTTGTAGCACTCAGCATAAAGAAAATGTTGATCTAGAATTTGTCAGAGAAGGAGTTAAGGAAGTTATACAAGATGTTGCAGGTGAATACCTAACAACTGATACAAATTTTTTAATTAATCCTACAGGAAGATTTGTAATAGGTGGCCCGGATGGCGACACAGGTCTTACTGGTAGAAAGATTATTGTTGATACTTATGGCGGCTATGCCCCACATGGCGGCGGAGCATTTAGTGGCAAAGATTGTACTAAAGTAGATAGAAGTGCCGCTTATATGGCTAGGTCAATTGCAAAACAAGTATTGCAGGAAAATCCTTTCCAAGAAGTATTAGTACAATTAAGTTATGCTATTGGAATAAAAGAACCTACATCAGTAACTATATGGACTGATAAAAAAATAAACTATGTAGTTGCAGAACATGTTAAGGCACAACTAGATCTTACACCGCTAGGTATTATAGAAAAATTTGATTTATTTAATTTAGATCTTGCTACAACAACAAACTATGGTCACTTTGGAAGACAAGGATTACCATGGGAAGGACAAGCATGGACTTAAAAAAATATATAAGAACTGTATTAGACTTTCCTATTGAAGGCATAGAGTTTAGAGATATTACATCACTAGTTGAAAATCCTCAATCATTTAATTATGCATTAATGCAATTAACTAATAACTGCATGGATTTTAAAGCAGATAAAATAATTGGTATTGAAAGTAGAGGTTTTGTATTCGGGGCACCACTTGCCAGAGACTTAGAAGTGCCTTTTGTAATGGCAAGAAAGCCAGGCAAGTTACCCGGAGATTGTTACACACAGAGTTATGAGTTAGAGTACGGTGAAGCAAGTTTAAGTATACAATGCAACACACAAATAAGAGATACTGACAAAGTTGTAATTATAGATGACTTAATTGCTACAGGCGGAACAGCAATAGCCTGTGCCGACATATTATACAATGCTTTCGATGTTCCAAAAGAAAACATTTTAATACTGGCTGTAATTGACTTGCCCAATTTGAAGGGAAGTGCTATAATACATGAGCAGGGTTACAATGTTAAAACACTTGTAGAATTTGAAGGAACATAATGGCTAAAAAGACACCAGCAATAGCACTTAAAGATATAATGGCGGCTGTCGATAAGAAAGACAGAGGCTTTTATAATCGTCTTACGGCTGATCAGAAAAAGGCATTTAGTGCCTGGATGATGATGAGATATTGCAGTAGTGTACAAGGTCGAGATGCCGCAAACTACATATATCTTACAAATGAATTAGTAAACTTTCAGTTTATGGAAGTTAGTAAGCACCCTGAACTACAGTGGTTATTACTTAGTGCATGTGGCGTTGGTAAAATACAATTCCACCCTTACTTAAAGCCACCCAATGCTAAAAAGAAGAAAAATAAAATATCAGAATTCTTATATGGTTTATATCCACATAGCAAACCAGAAGATATAGAATTATTGATTAAGTTAAACAGTAATAAAGATTTAAAGGCATTGGCATATGACTACGGATACGATGACAAAACAATCAAAGACATCTTTGGAAAGTAACACTTGTAAATGGTGTAACAAAAACTTTATGAGTGAAAGAACTCTAAGTGCTCATATGTGCGTAAAGAAAAGAAGATATGCAGACAAAGATTTGACACATACTAGGCTAGGGTATAGAGTATTTCAAATGTTTTATGAGTTGAATACAACAGCAAGTAAGGCAAAGTCACAAGAAGATTTTATTAGAAGTCAATACTACGAAGGCTTTACTAAGTTTGGAAGAAGTTGCATTAGGAACGAATATTTACAACCAGAAGAATTTGCAAAATGGTTAATTAAGAACGGAAAGAAACTAGCAGATTGGCATAAAGATAAAATGTATGACGAGTTTTTATTATTATATGTTAAAAAAGAGCCAGGATTAAAAGCATTAGAAAGAACAATAATGTATTTGTCTGAATGGGCAAAGGATCACAATAAAGATT